GTGTACCTTCATAGGTCTTCCTGATGGCGTCGATAAAAGTATCAGCGAGATTAGCAGAATTGTCATAAGTGCTGCCCCTAGAGACAACCGTCTTTTCGTCATCAAGAATAGTCCGTATCAGTTTAGTTGTCTTAGGTGTAGTAGTAACAAAGGATACTGGGTGTCTACCTAATCGTAACCCAAACTGTGCCATGTCCCAAGTCTCTTGAGCGTTCCTCCATGCACAAAGTTCATCAGCCCACATCGAATAAGCCTGTGGTCCCCTAAGTCTCTCAGGGTCTTCTGCTGAGAAGAATACAGCCTTAGAACCATTAGCCCAAGTCATAGTATTATTAGTGGGAGACCAAGTAGGGTAGCCTAACTCTTTTCCTCTGTACGTCTTATCATTCTTATGACAGACATTCATTAGTCCAGAGTCACCTTCAACCATAACTCTACGAACATCACCCTTAGTTGGGGCTACACAATGAACAATACGATCATTCTTCATTATTCTGTGTCGTACCCACTCAGCACCAGCCCTAGTCTTACCCCAACCACGACCAGCTAAAGCTACCCAGACATTCCACTTACCATCAGGCTCTAACTGATCAGGTCTAGCCCAGAACTTCCAATCATACTTAAGTTCTTCAGCTTGCTCCGGGGAGAGGGACGACAAAACATCAGCTACCTCATCTGAGGGTAACTTCCTTAAGTCCTCAGCCGTTATCCTCATGTTCATCTGTTGATTTTCCTAGTCGGGTCATAATCTCTTCTACAGCGGATCGGTCTTCCTCCTCTTCACTACCAACTTCCCGTTCCTCAACAGTGTTAGTAGGAGACCAACCCCCCTTACTTCTTAAGTACAACTCAGCAGCTTTAAAATCCCCAGCTAACGCTTGCTCAACGACAACATTACCAATAGCTGATGTAGTATCGAACTTCACCTCCGCTATGTCCCCACCATACAACTTATAAAAAGTAGCTGTGGAACTAGGTGCATGAGAATATTTCTGTATGGATGCCATAATATCTTTAACTGACACACCACTACTGATGCCCTTACGAACATGCTTACCTATAATAGCACTATATGGTAGTTTCTCTGCCATGAACTCTGAACATCCTTCAGTTCCGTACATGATGATTAATACATCACAAATAATAATACAACAACAACAATAAGTATCGTTTCACAAGCATATGTATAAACTCCCTCAATCATCGGCATGATCTCATCCTGTAATTCTAACTTGTCAGTGTTCATCATGGTTGACTAAGGGAGAAGACTTTAAAACAAGAATATAGTTGATACCTAGTACTCATGTAACTACTAATGTATAGCTGTTGTCTATAAACTATAATAGTAATAACCATAATAGTATTATACTATATAGTCTCTTTACCGTTGTAGTTACATCTGCTATACTTTAGTAGGTTGTCTACTACTATATAGCAACATTTTTTCGTGTTTATAACAATCGTTGTCAAACTATTTTTTATGTCGTTGATAACACACGAATCTTTTTTATTTATTTTTTCTGTTGTGTGACATATTTACCACACTTGCTACTTTAGGGAGAGTACTTGTTTTATCCTAAGTTGTGTAAAGTAAATTTCTTGTTTTGTAGACATGGCCCAAAGTAATTTTTTTATGTTATAGATATGGGTGGATAACCACGCCGCTCAAATTTATACCCCATAAAGTATAGGGTCCCATACTAAAGGACATATTGACTACCCCCGTAAGAATAACGAATCACCCCTGGTGTGACATAATTGCAACACTTTAAGCTATTGACACAAGTAATTGATACGAAACACAAAAGAATCATTGACAAAAGTAATTTCTTGCGCGTGGACAGCGAATCGGCAATGACATAGGCAATCCTTTAATTGAACGCTTGTTCATTTAATTGGTAAGAATAACAGACCAATATATAGCCAAGTCTTTGTTGTGGTGTCATAATACCCCATGCTGTCACGCTCGATATTAGAGCCGTAGGACAACACAAAAGAAAAAGCGCCCTAGGTATACCTAAGACGCTGACTCTGCATTGTATGACGCTATTATTAGGGCCAGTGATACACCGCAAGATATGTCCAGCCTAAGATAGTTGCAACGTTAGCAAGCCAGACTAGAGCCAAGCCTGTGCGTTTTAGTATTGCTTTATAGCGTTTCATATCTTTACCCTTTTATTGTGTGGGCAAGTGTAACGTTGCGCTTGTGTTTGGGTTGCCATTGTTTTCAATGAAAGTGTACTTATGGACATTGCAAGCCAGTACACCAAAGCGCTGAGCGTCATGGTACTTCATAAAGCTTGCTTCTTCATCCATATCCACCGGCTCAGAGGTTCCGTGTTCCTGTACCATATATTCGCAAAACTCTTGAAAAGGCTTTTCATCCTCATATTCAAAACCAGATGTATCGTCATAGAACAACGCGGTAGCCCAAAAATCTGGCAGTTCGTAAGTAACTGTTTTCATAATCAGAATCCTTTGGGCATAATATAAACAATAGAAGACTCAGGGTATTGCTCGCGCACATATTCCGTCACGTTTTCCACTAGGTCGGGAACGCTAACAGTAACGCTGAATTCTTCGCCTAGTTCGTCGCATAATATCGCTATATATTCGATCATTGTGCTTCCCCTATCTTGCTATTAATAACGCTTTGGAATTGCCTTGCTGTTGAATAGTCAAGAATCCACAAAGCGTCCAGACCCATATCCTCGGCTATAATATCAGCGGACTCAAAATCACCACAATCACCCAGCGCGTACAGGAAACCATCGTTACCAAGCGCAAAATATTGCCTTTGCATATATTCAAACCTTTTCATTGTGTTGTCTCTTTCCATTCAGCTAGCGTTTCCAATTGAGCCGGATTCAATGGCTCGAGTCCATTGTCACCCATATGATATAGAAAAGATGATTCCAAGAATCCCAGAGCGTACATGTCCCCCTTGCTTTTTAAAGCGTCTAAGTATTCCTGTCTTTGGGCTAGTCTCTCTTTAAATGATGGTTTCATGGTCATTACACCGACTCCAATTGTTTAGCGTTGTTGTTATAGGTCGCATTGACCGTGTTCAAATCATAGACAAAACCTGTCTTATCATTATAGGCGTGTCCCTTAGCAAATAGGCAAACAACGTGTGGTTTTGTGTTGTCATCTAAGAATCTAAGGTCGTGTATATCGCCGTCTATAGTGGGATAGCCTAAAACCGTGTCAGGCTTGCGTTGATTGCGTTTCAAGCGTAAAACCATAACAACGTTAAGACCGCGCTGCAATTCAGCTTTTGCCGTGTCTAGATTGGTTTCGCTAACACTAAAAGATAAAGAATAATTAGGAATCTGCGACACGTCCCTATTAGCGTTTTTCGAATAATCATAGAATGTCACGTCTGTATTAGTTGTAAACAATTCCTGCCATAGCGACTCAAAATTAAAATCTGTAGTACCATTAGGACGCACAACAGGAACAAGATTCATGCGTTTAGCTTTACGTACTAGAGCGCGTATTTCACGCTGCATTTTAACCTTGAATTGATCTCTAAACCGAAACCATAGCATTGTGCGAGTGACTCTTGCAACGTGTACACTATGGACATTTTCCTGCATCATGTGCTTTTGACCGTGTCCAGATTCATTAAGGCAATTTAAACCGCAGCCTAGTGATGCACTAGCACAAGAATTATAGAGTCTACCTTTTAAGCCTGTACCTGCAGCAAAACTAGGCGCTCCGTGAAAGATATTTGTTAGATAATCGAAATCAATTCCTTTTTCGACCTTGGGATTAACTGATAACAGACTAGGCAATTTTGACCAATCAAGAGTACCGTCTGCCCTAGTCGCGTTGTCGATCTTGATATTAGCTTGTCTACGTACCTCAACCCAAAAGGGTGAATTGAAATTGTCTTTCAACGCTTTGATAGTGTCGCGCTGCATTATTGTTGATAACTGTTTTGATAGTAACATAATCAGACTCCCGCTTGTGTATTAAACGCGACAGCATCATAACCGGCGGCTCTAAGCTCCTGCGCGACAACTTGCGCGTCGGATAAAGACATAAGCCTAAACTTACTTACTGGAACAAATTGTTGTGCGATTGTGTCGCGTGTGGCGATTGTGTAGGTGGCCATATTTAAGACTCCTTGTTTGTGTTGTTGAATTAAAAGTGAACGGCCAAAGCCCAGCAAAAGGCAGTGATTACTAGGGCCGCGATAAGTCCGATTGCAAGGCAGGTTAAGAGTGTCATTGTCTTTTTTCCTTTGTGTGTGTGTTTCTAAAATCAATAAACAGTATTTAAAACGATTCGACAAGCCCTAAAACACAATAAAACACAAAACCTGGAGCCATGCGTTGAGTGCATAGGTGCCATGCGTTGAGTGCATACCGCCAGGATTTCATATTATACGCTTGCAAGCTGCCCAAAAATCTGATTTAAAATACTTAGCCAATAGGCGCACGGGCTGATTCTACCGAATCGGTCGCAAAAAACACCAAAGGACTCCGCATGAAATAGTGTTGCAAAAATATCACACTTCGATTCCGACCGGCCAGTTTATAGGAGGTTTTTACTGATAATATTTACCTGTAACTTTTACTAGTAATATTTACCTGTAACTTTTACTGATAATATTTACTGATAATATTTACAGATAAT